ACCGATACGTCTGGCCACCGCCCTTAGCCTCACGCCAAGGCACCCGATCCGAAAACCCACGTTGAACAACAACGCGTGATAATGCGGCCTTCCCGTTAGCTCGCCATACTCGCCACAGTGAAAGTACCGCACCCTCTCATCGCGCCTCTTACGAAGGCGCTTCATAAACCGCTGAAACTCCGACTTATCGAGCGAACCATCACCCGGCAGATGCTCATCATCGTACGTCAACGTAACGAACGAATTGGCGGGCCACAGCGACGCTTCGTGAACGCAGCGCACCGCCCACTGCCGGGACTTCTCCAGCCTGCAACCGATACACTGCCCGCAAGGCAAGCGTAAAGGTTCCGAAGCACCACGAGGCTTCTGGAACCGAATGGCACCGCCCACACGATAGCCTTGGAGCGGGCGATAACACGGCACCTACAGACGGATGCCGCCCCGCATCGGGCGGGCAGCGTTCTTAGGGTGAACCCGCTTCGCACCACGAGTAAAAATCCTGCCGGACCTACGCCGGCCCATCTTCGATCTACGAGCCATAAGTCGACCTCCGGTCGAATAAAAGGAAACCACCCCCATTATATGAATGGGGGAACAGAAAAAAGCAACAGCCAGGAGCGCACTTACCGTGCGCTCTACGCGTCCGACCATGCGTCCGCACCAAAACACACTCCGTTAGCACTACAGCATGCGGGCGCGCACGCAAACGCACGCACGCGTTACTCGCGCGCGCGCGCTCGCGCGCCCGCCCACACTAAAACTGCAAACCAGAGAGACATTGACTAAAACAAACACCGGTCATACACTGACCGAACCAAAACGGGAGGGGACACCCCTCCCGAACCCACCCCAAGAGGAAACTCACAATGATGACCTTCCATGAAATCCAAATGGAAATCAACCGCGCCGAGGCAAAGCTCGTGCGCCAACAGCACGCCGTCACACAGACCACCAAGCTGATCGACGGCCTGAAACAACTCCAGCAGCTAGGAGAAAAAAAGAGCCCCGCCAAGTAGGACGGGGCTCTAGACTGCCACCAAAGGTGTCAGTCAGCACAGTTACATCAAGTGAATCACTGTGCAGGCGGTACCACCGCCACCGGAGGGGGCTCCGCCACCGGAGGCGGCTCCGCCACCGGCGGGGCCCCCTTTACTACGAGCCCGAGCCCGAGCTCCTCAAGCCGGGCATGCGTCGCGGGATCATTCATCCGCTCCATCATCACACGGGCATCGTTGTCAAACTCCTGACGGAGATGCGCAGGCAGACCCTCAAACCAACGCTCCACGGCGATCACACGATCCGCCGTAGCCTTGAAGTCTCCGAGCTCCGACACGTCTAGGAACCGAGGCAGACCCTTCTGCAGATGGGTCACCAGACCCGTCCGGTCGAACTGAGCGACGATCTTGTTGATATCGCACGCATCCTTATCGGCCTGAACCGTCCTCGACGGAGCCACCATCCGCACACGCGTGAACTCACGCGGGGACGGGAGCTCGAAACCCTCCTCCATCGCTTGCGCCATCAGGCGCTTATACGCCATCGACACGTGTACCACTCCTAGTTACGGTGACGCGCGGTGGTACCGAACAGCCCCGGATCCACATCGCGCAGGAAATCCCTCGCAGACGAACCAACACCACGAACGCCGCCAATCACGCGGCGCAGACCGGCACCGAGATCCCAACCTCGGGCCCTCAAGAAATCACGATCGAAAAGACTCGAGATACCTCGAGCAGCACCAGACACGATCGGTTGCAAAGCGCCCAGGCCAGTACCCATCGCCGCACGACCGGGCAAATCCGCCCGCGAGATCGCACCTCGGGCAAGGGACTCCTGCGTACGAGCCGACGTTTCCAACATCTGACGCCGCATCAATGCGCGCTGCCAGGCCTGCGTCGTGATCTCTTGATTGGTCAACGCCGTCGACGCCTTCGTGTTGACCGTACGGGCATTCTCGCCCGCTACACGAGCCCGAGACTCCTTCATCGACTGCTCAAGCGCACGAGCGCTCTGCGCCGACTCCATGGCTTCCCCCAGGGGATTCCCTTGGGTAGCCATAGCACCACCGGGGGTTGACGCACCCCCGCCCCCCGCGGACAGCACCGGATTCAAACCAGCGGACTTCAAATCAGCAACTTCCCGCTGGTGAGCCGTCGAGCTCATCCGCTCCTGAAACGCCATCTGTTCACGCGCCAGCTTCCGATTCTGTCGGTTCTGAAACCCGGCACCAATACCGGTCGCCACCGCAGGAATCGCCACGGACGCCGCTACTAGCGGATCCATCTAGAACCGATCCATGAAGCCCGGCACCGAATACAACGGCATCGGCCGCGCGCAGACCTGCCTGATGTGCGAGTCGAAAATGAAATGCGGCTCAGACGGCACCGCAATGACTCGATCAACCGGCGGATTCTCAACGATGAAATCCTCGTTCAGAGTCGGAGCACTCGCGAAGTCCTGCGAAAGATGCCAAACGTCGATCGAACCAGACACGTCCGGACGGAACAACCCCGTGATCTTCGACGGCTTGTAGCGGTACTCCGCGTACCGCTCCTGATAGCCGAACACGTCGTCGTCACCCGAGGAGCCGTCCATGAAGATTTCCTGCTGAAGCACAGCCTGCTCTCCGATGTGCGACAGCGCGGGCCAATAGAAATCCAACCGGCTCTGACGCGACCACATCCGGTCCAGACCCTGCGAATACGTCAGGTCCGCACGCACCGACACGAACCCAATCAGCAGCGTATGCTCCACGAACGACTTCACGAACCCGTGACCGTTAAACCCGCTCCGAGCCGTCGCCGCCAGGTTACCCTGCGCATCCTCCAACGTCGGCGTGGCCGGAGACGGCGTCACCTGAGCGACCTCCGAAACCATGATCGGAGACGACCCGCCCCCGAGATACTCGGGGCGCTGGAGACGAGCATCCGGCGAGCTCACGCCGAAATGAGAAAGCACGATCTCGGTATAACGCGTCCCACCTCGGGCATCCCGCTCCAGCATCCGCTGCGTCGCCATCGCCTGACGCAGCTCGTTAATGGTGGCACCCGTAGCGGTACTCAGATCCGCGTACAGCGAATCGGCTACGGTACCGGGCGTCGTACCTACCAGAACGTCTGTGGACGCGCCCAGCAGGTAGTAACCCGCCGTCGCCGGCGTCGACCACACCGCCAGCGGATCCGTGTTCCGCGTCGCATCTGAAGCGATCCTCGCGGACGTACCCAGCGGCAGACTTACCGCCGTACCCTTCTGCGCCCAGGGCAGGCACGAGGTGAAATAATCGTGCCGCTTACCACGCCGCTGCAGCGTGTAGTTCGCATACGAATCCGGGCCGTCACCCTTCGGCACAGACAGCGAGTCCTGCATATTCTGATCCCGGAAAAACTCATTCCAGATCAAGTTTGCCGCGCGGAAATGAAGCGCGTTGTACGCGATCGTACCGGTCGTATACGGGATCCCCATGTAATCGGCGATCGACCCCGTGTCGATACCACCCGACACCCCGCTAATCCGAGGAACCAAATACGACGTCGAATCGCCCGGATCCTCCTGCTCACCCATGAACTTCTGAAAGTTCGTCCACACCAGCCTGATCGGGCACGCGAAGAAGAACGTCTCCAAAATCAGGTTGTCCATGATCGGCTTCGTCAACGGCGACAGAAACCGAAGGAACCCCGCCACGCTCACGTTGAACGTGTCGCCAGGCAACGCCTCGTCCACGTAGAACGGAATCAGATAACCCGCGTCGAACGTGGTCTTGTACGCGCAAGACCGGTCGAACTGCGAGCGCTGGATCTCGGCACGCGGCACTTCCGAGAACTTATGAGACATCGGAGAAGGCATCTTCACGAGGCTACCCTCCGAACAGCAACAGCCGTACACACCGACTCCGGCGCGACCCACGGCTCCACTACGCCGCGCACCTGATCGAACGACGCCAACTGGAACAGCGTGTAATCCTCTGCATGACGGCAAAACTCATGCTGCGGATCGTTCGCGGCATCGGTAAAAATCCGAGCCGCAACTCCTACCGTCTCCGACCAGAACGGCCGCAAAAACGCCGCGGCCTTCGAGTCGAATACCGAAAACAGCAAAAGCTTGTTCACAGCGAACGCTCCTGGAAAAAGGTTAACTGCGCTTCAGCGACCTTACCGCGAACCACAAGGCGCTCCTCGGACTGATCCTCCAGCCGAATCTTCCGCGCCCTGTCCGCCCTCACATGGGCGAACTCCAACGGCTCCGCCGCCTCCAACATCTTATCGTAAGCGCGCGGCGGCTTCGCCTCACGACCGCGAGAGATCACCCTGTCCAACGGATACACATCACTCGCGTACTGCTCCATCCATCCCTTACCGATGGCCGACCCACGACTCATG